GGAAACCTGCTTGGCGACGCACCACCCGGTTTTGAGGTGAGGTGGAAGTGCCTGCGAAGAAGCCTCGGAGCAAGCGGCAGGACAACCGGCCGCAGCGGGCCGATCTGACGGTCGTGCCGGTCGAGTGGGCCGATGCGCCGGTCCCGGCGGAGGGCTGGCGGGCGGAGACGGTCGAGGCGTGGGCTGACTACTGGCGTTCGGAGGTGGCAGGCGCGTCCACGTCGGTGGACGTACCGGGCCTTCGTCGACTGTTCGAAATGCGCGATCTCCAGGCGCGGGCTTTCGGCATGTACCGCGAGTCCCCGTTCGTGGAGGGGTCGCAAGGTCAGCCCCGCCCGAATCCGGCGTTCGACGACGCGATGCGTCTCGAGGCCGCGTGTGTGCGGCTGGAAGACCGGATCGGTCTGACGCCGAAGGCGCGGGCGAATCTCGGGATCGCGTTCGGGCAGGCGCAGCTGACCGCGGCCGAGCTGAACCGTCGGGCGAAGGAGCAGGCTCCGAGTGCAGTCGACTCTGTCGAAGCCGAACTCCTCGAGGAGTTCGAGGCGGGCTAAGCGGTCGACCTCCGGCTGGGAGGTGATCGCGTGGATCGAGTCGAACTGTGTGTTCACGGCGGCCCGCTGGTATGGCGAGCCGTTCCGGCTGTTGGGCTGGCAGAAGCGGTTGATCCTCGAGCTGTTCGAGCTGGAGGACGGCCGGCGCAAGTACCGGTGGGCGTACATCTCGGTGCCGAAGAAGAACGGCAAGACCGAGCTGATGGCGGCTCTGGCGTTGTGGTTCTTGTGCGCGTCGGGGGAGCCGTCACCGCTGGTGGTGTGCGCGGCCGGTAACGACGACCAGGCCGATCTGATCTTCCAGGCGGCGACGACGATGGCGAAGGAGTCGCCGACGTTGTCGCAGGTGATCGGCGCCGGGAACTGTTTCGAGGACGAGATCACCTGTCCGTCGGTGCCGGGCGGGAAGATCCGCCGTGTAGCGGCGTCGGCGAGACGGCACGGCTCGAACCTCGACGGGAAGAACATCTTCGTCGTGATCTGCGACGAGTTGCACGTTTGGGAGGGCGAGCGGGGCCGGATCGTGTGGGGGACCCTGACGAGGGGGACGGTCGCCCGTTCTGAGCCGATGGTGTTGCAGATCACGACGGCGGGGTTCGACCGGGATTCGATCTGCTGGCAGCAGTACGAGCATGCGCGGAAGGTGCTCGCGGACCCGTCGTTCGATCCGGCGTTCTACGCGCATGTGGTCGAGGCGCCCGAGTCGGCGGATTTCACGTCCGAGGAGGTGTGGGCGGCGACGAACCCGTCGTTCGGCGAGATCATGTCGGCCGAGTTCTACCAGGACCAGTTGACGAAGCAGCCGGAAAACCAGTTCCGCCGCTTCTACCTGAACCAGTGGACCCGGTCGCAGGAGTCGTGGCTTCCGGCGGGCGCGTGGGACGGCTGCCGTTCCGACCTCGACTTCGCCGACGGGCCGGTCTTCGCCGGTGTCGACGTCGCGTTGTTCCACGACCACACGGCGGTCTGTCTGGTGCAGCCCCGCGACGGACGGTGGATCGTCCGGTCGAAGGTGTGGGCGCCGGGCGAGACAGGCATCGACGTCCGTGGGGTCATGCAGTATCTGCGTGACGTGGCCCGCGAGCGGGATCTGCGGGCGGTCGCGTTCGACCCGAAGTTCTTCGAGCTGCCGGCGTCGGAACTCGCCGACGAGGGCGTCCCGATGATCCAGGTCGACCAGTCGCGGGCCCGGATGGTCCCCCAGTGCGGCTTCGCGTATTCGGAGATCACCGCGGGGCGGGTAGCCCACGACGGCGACCCGGTCCTCGAGGATCATGTTCTGTCGGCGGTGCAGTCGCCGGGCGAGCAGGGCTGGACGCTGTCGAAGGGCAAGTCGAAACGGAAGATCGACGCGTGCATCGCGATGGTTCTGGCGTTGTGGCTGGCCGCGCAGCGTACCCAGGAGCCGGCCGAGCCGTTCGTGTTGATGGGGGTGTGATGGTCGCGACGGTCGTGCAGGTAGTGGCGCTGGTCGCGTTGACGGTCGCGGGTGCGTTGGTCGCGCCGGCGTTGGGGTTTCTGGTCGGCGGCGTGTCTTTGTTGGCGGTCGGTTTGGCGATGGAGCGTGAGGGCTGATGCTCGGACGATTGCTTCAACGCCGTGGTGAGACGCAGACGGAGCAGCGCTGGTCGCTGTCCGATGTCGCCGAGTGGTTCGCCTACAACGGCCACCAGTACCCGTTGGGCCAGTTGACGCAGACGTTGGGCCAGACGGGCGAGACGATCCCGAACAACTTCGAGCCGATCGTCAGCCGCGCCTACTACGGCAACGGGATCGTGTTCGCGTGTCAGGTCGCCCGGATGCTCGTGTTCTCACAGGCCCGGTTCCAGTATCAGCAGTTGCGTGGCGGCCGGCCTGGTGACCTGTTCGGCCTTCCCGAGTTGGAGGTGCTGAACGGGACCGACTGGCTGTTGTCGCGGATGGAGCAGGACGCGTCGCTGTCGGGCAACGCGTACATCCGACGCACGAAGTCGGGTCTCACGCACATGCGGCCGGACTGGACGACGATCCTCCTCGCGGAGCGGCCGGAAGCGGCGACGTCTCGAGACGTGCGCGGCTACCTCTACTGGCCGGAAGGTCCGGGCGGCGCGGCGGATCCGGTGACGTACCTCGCGGAAGAGGTCGCGCATTACGCGCCGATCCCCGATCCTCTCGCGCTCTACCGCGGGATGTCGTGGTTGACGCCGGTGCTGCGCGAGATCGAGGCGGACACCGACGCGACGAAGTTCAAGTCGTCGTACTGGGTGAACGGGGCGACACCGAACATGGTCGTCTCGTTCGACGCGGAACGGACGCTCGAACAGGTCCGCGAGTTCCGCGACTTGTGGAACGAAACCCACCAGGGCGCCGACAACGCGTTCAAGACCGCGTTCCTGGGTGGCGGCGCGGACGTGAAGCCGGTCGGCTCGTCGCTCGAGCAGGCCGACGTGAAGAACGTCCAGGGCGCGGGTGAGACCCGCATCGCGGCGGCTGCGGGTGTCCCCCCGGTGGTGGTGGGTCTGTCCGAGTCGATGCAGGGTTCGAGCTTGAACGCCGGCAACTACGGGATGGCCCGTAGACGTTTCGCGGACGGGACGCTCCGACCTTTGTGGGCGAAGGCGGCAGGCGCGCTAGCGAACATCGTGTCGGTCCCGGGCGACGCGCGGCTGTGGTACGACGACCGCCACATCGACTTCTTGCAGGAGGATCGTCGGGACGACGCGGAGATCCTGGCGACGCAGGCGCAGGCGATCCGGGCGCTGTCCGATTCGGGGGCCGAGTGGGACGCGGTGGTCGACGCGGTCGTGTCGGGTGACCTGGCCCGGTTGAAGGGGAACCATTCGGGGCTGTTCTCGGTCCAGTTGCAGCCTCCTGGTTTCGAGGAGCCGGATCGGGCTAATCCGCTTGTCGACGCGTTGGCGCGCTGGGCTGACGCCCGGGCCCGCCCGGCGCTTCCTGCGCCTCGTGGCTTGCGGGTGATCCGCGGCGACGACGGCGAGATCGAGGAGATCCGAGATGCCGCTGGTTGACGCGCTGCTCCGCACCTACTTCGGATCGGACGATCCGCCCGCCGAGCTCGAGGTCGGCTTGTCGCTGGACGGTGTCGAGGTCGTCGCGGACGGCTACCGGCGTCAGCGTCTCCGGCGGGGCCGCTGGTCGGTGTCGGGGCCGGACGTGTCGGGTGATGTGACGTTCGGGCCGTTCCCGGCCGGGTTCGTCGCGAACGGGACGTTCCTCGCGGTCGGTGACGAGATCCTCGACGCGCAGCCTCTCGACGGGGGTGGCCGTACCGGTTCGGACGGCCGGGTCGAGGGGTTCGACTTGAACTACAAGTTTTCGCTCGTCGGGGCGTAGACGGTGGCCGTCGACACGGCCGCGAAGCGCAGGTCGGCGGCGGCGGTCCGTCTGCCGTTCCCGCTGTCGCGGCGGATTCTCGTCGCGCCGGATGGGACTATCGGCCAGGCCGACCGTCAGAGCTTGGCCCGCGCGTACGCGGGGATTCTCGCGTCGGTGCCGTCTGCCGCGCCGACGGTCGAGGATGTCGGGTCGGGGTTCCGTCGCCGGCTGATCGAGCGTGTCCCGCGGCCGGTTCGGCTGCGAGGCCGGGCACACAAGCGGATCCCGGTCGTCTATGTCGGCCTCGCGGCCGGGACGTTCCGGTTCGCGGGCCGGGCGCACAGTCGGGCCTGCTTGGCAGGAACGACACGGACCTGCGTCTCGTTTTCGACCGGGGTCGGTCTCCGACGGGTGTTGTCCGCGGCGAGCAACTGCACGTTCCGGGCACGGGCGATCTCGGAGCCGCTGGTCGGCGACCCCGCCGAGGAAACCCGCCGTCTCGCCGCCCGCCTCGACGACCTCGTCGGCGAGATCGCCGAGCAGCGCGGCCTCGACCGTCGACGCCGAGACGACCTCGAAGCGCTCGTCTTCTACGCGTTGAACCGCTGACCCTCCGGACACAGGACGGATCATGGAAGCACCTCGCGACAACCTGACCCGCAGCGTCCCGTTCTCTCTGACGCGCCAGACCGACGACGGTGACGGTCTGACCCTCGAGGGGTACGCGGCGGTGTTCAACGAGACGACCTCGATCGACTCGTGGGAGGGCGAGTTCGACGAGCAGATCGCGCCGGGCGCGTTTCGTAAGACGTTGAAGGAACGGACGCCGGTGTTGCAGTTCGATCACGGGTCGCACCCGATGGTCGGACAGATCCCGATCGGCGCGGTTGACGAGATCCGCGAAGACCGCCGCGGCCTGTTCGTCCGCGGTGTCCTGCACGACAACTGGCTGATCCAGCCGGTCCGCGACGCGATCGCGTCCGGTTCGATTGCCGGCATGTCGTTCCGGTTCGGTGTCGTGAAGGACGAATGGGATCACGACGCGGAACCGCCGCTGCGCACGTTGCACGAGGTGCGCCTCCACGAAGTCTCTCCGGTCGTCTGGCCCGCCTATGAGGCGACGACCGTCGGGGTCCGGTCGAAGGTCCGCGAGGTTCTCGACGACCCCGAAGCCCGCGCCGAACTGGCGCGCGCACTTGTTCTCGGCACTCCCGACAGCCAGCCGGACTCCACTGGTGAGGGAGCCGCCACCCCCGACGAGCCGCCCGAGGGCACTCGTCTCTCCACCGACAGGCTTCATCACCTGTCGCGCATCGCAGGAGCGATCCATGACGAATGACGAGATGCGCGAGCGTCTCGCCGAGTTTCAGTCCCGCGTGTCGGACTTCGACGAACGCCGTGATGACCTCACGGACGACGAGGTCCGCGAGTGGGACGAGACGCTCGAGGAGTTCACGGCTCTCAAGGCCACCTACGAAGCCGCGGAGGAACGGCAGCGGGAGGTGGACGAGGTCCGGGCGCTCGCACTCAACCCGAAGAACCACGAGGCGGGCGACGGTACACGTGTGAACGTGATCGTCGACCGCTCCGACCCCTACGACCTCGACGGCATCCGCCGCACCGCCGACTCTTACCAGTCGGCCGAGCGGGAGCTGGTCGAGCGTGCTCGCCGGGCGATCGGCGAGGACGACGTCTTCACGGCCGAGCAGGCCGAGGAGGCCGAACGCAAGGTCCGGACCGTCCGGCCGGAGGCCGGCTACTCCGTCGCGCGGCATGTGCTGCGCACGAACTCGCCGGCCTACCAGTCAGCGTGGATCAAGGCCATGTCTGGCCGTCAGCACGCGCTGACAGGCGAGGAAGCCGAGGCTCTGGAACGCGCCAACGCCGAGTACCGCGCCGCGAGCGTGGGTACTACTACGGCCGGCGGGTTCCTGGTCCCGACGATTCTCGACCCGACGGTGATCCTGACGAGTTCGGGGACCCGGAACCCGTTCCGGATGATCTCGAACGTCAAGTCGGTGATCAACCAGAACGGCTGGACCGGTGTGTCCAGCGCGGGCATCACGGCGAGCTGGGACACAGAAGCGGCTGAGGTTTCGGATGACACTCCGACCTTCGCGCAGCCGAGTGTCGCGGTTCACAAGGCCGCGGCGTTCGTGCCTGGTTCCATCGAGGTGTTCGAGGACGTCCCGACTCTCGCGGCTGAGATCGGCCGGGAGATCGTCGACGCCAAGGACCGTCTCGAGGAGGCGGCGTTCGCGACCGGTACGGGCACGAACCAGCCGACCGGTATCGCGGTCGCGCTGGTCGGTAGCGCCAACGCTACGGCGATGGCGACGAACAGTGCCTTCGCGATCGGTGACGTGTTCAACGCGAACGAGGCGCTTCCGGCACGCTGGGAAGCTAACGCTTCGTGGGTGATGAACCGTGTCCACGTCAACGACATCCGTGAGATGGGCGGCACCTCGTACTACACGAGGACTGTCACCCTCGACGCGGCCGGCGTTGACCGTGTGCTCGGCAAGCCGGTCTACGAGAGCACCACGCTCTCGTCGACCCTTGACGGCGACACGAACAACAACATCGTCTACGGCGACTTCAACCAGTACGTGATCGCGGACCGCATCGGTCTGTCGACCGAGTTCATCCCGCATCTGTTCGCGACGGGCAACAACCGTCCGTCGGGTTCGCGGGGCATCTACGCCTACTGGCGTGTCGGTGCGGACTCTGTCGCAGATGGGGCTTTCGTGCTCCTTTACAACCCTTCAACGTAATTGTCCTAGTTCTGTGGGTGGGATGGCTGATGCTGTCCCACCCACGGGCGGACAGTGGCGAGGGTTCCACACGGATTTCGGGGGGAGGGGCCGCGGGCCCCTCCTCTCGCGCCCTTCCCCCCGATCTTCAAGGAGGGTCTAGTGATCTATCGAGTGAAAGCAGCGCAGAAGATCCAGTTCGACGGGCAGCGGATTCTGCTTGTCCCCGAGGAGCCGTATGACGACGACGACGCGTTCACGCGTCGGCTGATCGAGCGGTTCCCCGGTTTCTTCTACGCCGACAACGTCGAGCAGGCCACGGCGTCGCCGGGTGAGAAGCGCAACGTCCGCGCGAAGAAGTGAGCCGCGTTGTTCTGGCGCACATCCACCCGGGCGGGACCAGCGCGTCGTTCGCGCATTCGCTGGTCGGCCTGACCCTCTACGACCTGGCGCACGGCCGGCATCTTCTCGGCGACGACGGCCGGTTCGGTCTGGCGGCGTCGTTTGCGGGGGCGGGACGGATCCCGCGGGCCCGCAACGAGCTTGTCGAGCGGTTTCTGGACTTGCATCCGGACGGCGAGTGGTTGTGGTTCGTCGATTCGGATATGGGGTTCGACGCGTCGGCGCTCGACCAGTTGCTCGCGGTCGCGGATCCGGTGGAGCGTCCGGTGGTCGGCGGGTTGTGTTTCGGTCAGCGGGTCGCGGGGATCGGCGCGGCGCATGCGCCTCGGACGCATGTGTTCCCGACGCTGTACCGGTGGCATGAGGACGAGGCGGGCTGCGGGTTCGACGCCGCGTACGTCTACCCGAAAGACGCGCTGGTCGAGGTGGCGGGGACGGGCGCGGCGTGTCTGCTGATCCACCGGTCGGTGCTCGAGGAGATCCGCGCCGACGCGGGTGACGTCTGGTTCGACGTCGAGCAGTACCGGGACCAGTGGTTCTCGGAGGACTTGGCGTTCTGTCGTCGGGTGCGGGCACGGTCCCATCCGATCCACGTCCATACGGGTGTGCGGCTGTCGCACGCGAAGGAGACGTGGCTGGACGAGTCGTTCTACGAGACGGTGCGCCGGTCGGCGGGGGCTCGTAAGACGTTCGTGGTGATCCCGGTCCGTAACACGAACGAGACGCAACACACGATGACGAAGCGGCTGCTCGCCCAGCTGCAGGAGCAGGGCCGCCACGACGGGATCTTGATCTTCGATAACGGGTCGACCGGCCGGTACCGCGAGTGGCTGCAAGAGCAGCATGTCGGGGTCGTGTTCGACGCTCCCGACGCGAACATTCACGAGATGTGGAACGCCGGGATCGCGACCGCGCTCGACGCGGACTCGGACGCGAACGTCGCGATCTTGAACAACGACTTGCGGGTCGGCCCCGACTTTCTCGGCCGGCTCGCGACCGCGCTGCATTCCGACCCGGCGCTGCTGGCCGTGTCCGCGAACTACGACGGCCGCCAGTTTCCGGGCGAGCTGCAACGGGTCCGTGGGATCTGCGCGGCACGGTACGACGGGTCGGGCGGGTTCGCCGGTTTCGCGTTCATGGTCCGCGGCGAGTTTCTGCGCGGCTACCGGTTCCCGACCGAGCTGGTGTGGTGGTTCGGCGACAACGACATGCTCGCGACGATCGAAGCTCGGGGCGGCTGGTACGGGATCGCGAAGGACGCGACGGTCGAACATCTCGACGGCGGCAGCGTGACCGCGCGGACGGTCGATATCGCCGAGCAGG